TGGTTAGATGGGAGTGGCGCTCGGGCAGCGTGTAGTTGCCTGGCAGCGTCGAAGAACATATCCAAAGTAAGGGTCTGCCCATCGCCCCCAACTGTTTGACTAAATCCACTAAACAAGTCCGTGAGAAGGTCATCCACTTTCAATGCGGCAGCATGCCCAAGATTCTCCGATACTAACCCGGTGAGATCATATGGAGCGGACAGCGCAGCAAGATCAGTAATATCAGAACGTACTACTTGATTTAAGATAATACATTCGTGCGCACCTGTTGCTACTGCAATAGAAGATCTTTCACTTCCTTCTGATAAGTCAGTTACATCCGAAGATGCTTTTGCCGTCATGTCCACAAATGTGACTGAAGCAGCACCTTTCGGCGCAACAGCAGTTTGTACGAGTGGAGCCATGACATTGGCTTTTGAAAATGCCATTACTACATCAGGCAGAATCTGGTCAGACGCTGAGACGGAATAATTGGCAAACGATGATTTTTGTGTTACAGCCATTATTTACTTCCTTTATTTATAAGGTTTTTTCAAAGTCCCTTCTCCAAACCCTGAGAAAAGCCCGAAGGAACTTGGCTTTTTGCCTTTGTTCAGTTTCTCAACATTCTCCTGAGTGGCATCAACGAAATCAACAGCAGTGATATGCTTCCCATCACGAGTTGTAGTAGGATAACCTTCCTTATCCGCTGTCATTATCAGACGATCCTCGGGATCATGGTCAACCCCGAACACCTTGTCCTTCTTTCCGTTAACCAGAGCCACTTGGATTGAATATGTTGCCGAACTTGCTCAAAGTACCCGTTCCTTTTTTTGCCTTCTCATATCCTTCAGGGTCTTGGATAGCAAACTCAAGATCAGAGCTGTACCCACCCATCTCAGAAGGCTTGGAGCTATCCACATTTGCTGGATTAGGCTTTGAATTAAATTTCTCAACATGAACTTCCAGCTTATCAAGCGAAAGTCCATCATACGTTCCACGGTCTTCTTCAGGCAACTTTGATAATAACGACTCACGCCGAGATGCCTGATATTCGTCAAAAGCCTGTGCCTTCGTTTCAGCAGCTTCAAGCTTGGATGTCATGTCGATCATGATTTTTTCATACTCGCCTTTTGACTCCATCTCTTTCAGCTTCCTATCTTCAGCTTGTTCCTTGATGCTCTTCTTCATCGAATCAAGTTCAACCCTTAACGTGTTTTTTTCGTCCACCAACTCCGAGAACCGAGCATACGGAATTGAATTGACGGACTGCTTCTCTTCGCCAGCAGTTGTAGCGGTGTCCTGTTTTACGTCCTGGACTTCGACTTTCTCTTCTGTCATTTTAACCTCTCGTTTGAGTTGTCAGCTTCCCTTACCGATTTAACGGTCTTGTAAATTTTGTTCATCTTCTGGTTCAAATCTTATTCCACCATCGCCTGAAATGGGGGTGTCGTGTGTAATCTCACCAAACCTAACATCCATCGGAATCCCATCGGGGAACGCACTGCATTGATACTGCCCTATTGTTTCTATCTTCCCCCTAAATAGGTGTTTGCACTGTGAACAGTGGATTATTTTCCCCGTATCCGTTCTTTTAGTCATAGATAACTACATTTTTCGTATTAAAAACTATCATTTGTTCTCCCCCTATAAATTCCCTGACCCCATCGTCTATAATGTGCAAGGAATCAAACCCAAAATCTTTTAATGTTTCTGTTAATACCCTACTCTCCTGTAATTCGGCATTGGAAATAAATCCAGTTCTATCAAAATACTTATTCCTTTCCAAAATCTGTTTCTTGGTCAAATGCTGGTCAATGTTAGCATCTAATACATCCCATAATTCATCAGTATGATGAGGGGCGTTCTCAAATAATGTATTGTCGTATTTCCATCGTTTTCTAAGGTTGTCCCTATACTTACTCTTAAATCCAGATACAGAATCATCAATTTTATCAAGGAATTTGTCGTGCCACCCTAATCCAGGTCGAACATCTGAAAGATCTACCCTCATTGTGTTCCTTACCTTGATTTTCATTTTTAGCGTACTGGCATTTGCACCAAACTTATCAACATACCACTTATTTGTAACGCTGTTTGTTGATGTATATACCCCATCCCCAAAAAACCTACCCATCCCACTCCTATTTAGGTCAAACCCTGTATTTTGCAGTGAACCGATATTAGATTTATTGGTAGTGTGTAGCACAGTATCCTTAAACTGACTTGATTTTCCCCACTCCTCGGCACTCTTTAGGGGCATTGATGGCTTCCATTGAACCCGCCTTCCCCTCACCAACGGCTTATCAAGGTTCTCGCCGTTATATCCAACAGGAAGTAGTTGACATTGACAGCTCGACTGACAGACTGAGAAGCCGCTTCGTGGCTTCCCTGCTGTACGCCAATATTCCATCGTCCCTGTTTCCCCGTGTCGTCTTTCACAGTCAGGACAAGGCTTCGATGATGCTGTTACCCATTGAAACTCATTAACCCCAGCAGAAAAGAATCTCCCCTCACTTGCGATGTTCCCTGCTCTCCCTATACCGCTTTTAACGGTGTTTTTCACGCCATTTCGGTAGTTTCCAAACAATCTCCCACCCGAGGTTAGGTCAGACATTAAAGTCGCTTTAATCGCCGAATCCGACATTCCCGATGTTCTCATTGAAGCGATCAATCCTTGCAAGTCGAGGGTTGTCTGTGCTGCTACATTCGACAGCTCATTTGATAGTATTATGCTCATCTCGTCAGGCACGCCTTAATTCCTGCTCTACTCTCATTTCCAACAGATTGAATGCTCGCTTTTCAGCCGTCTTTGAGATCCCAAACCATTCACGCTTGGGTAGGTTGCCGCCGCCCTTCTGGTGATATACACCAACATCGTCTCGCTTTTTAGCCACGATAATCTCAACAACCTGGCGTGTTTTGTTTGCCCTTTTGCTTTTGGGTATATAAACCTTCTTCATTGTTCCTGTAGCAAATAAGGCTGTGCGTGGCGATTCATACCCCTTCTTCCGTTTGTCTGCTATTGTATCGGGCTGTAGTTTTGTCATTGGTGACCCTGTAATGTCCCTGCCAGCCTTAATGCCATCCTCAATATCCAACACAACAACATCCGCTGCTTCGTTCAACGCACGACTCAAATCCAAATTGATCCTTCCTAAGTCGAAATTCTTTGTAACAGTCACACTCATATTTTCTTCAATACCTTATCGGCAAACTTGCCCCCCTCCCTATGAGCTTTCTCTACTTCGTCTATATGTTCACCAAGAAAGGCATCACCAAGAGCCATTAGATACCCCTCTGGGTCTTTCAATAGCTCGTCTATATCTATCTGACCGAGTATCATATCTGCATCCTCAATGACAGTCTCTTGCAAGTCATCTATCTTGTCCAGATAGTCATGCACTAATTGTGCCAAGTTTCCTCAATCCTCCAAATGCTGGCGGTGCTTCCGCTTCCTTCTCTATTTTCTTGCTCTCGTCTATCTCTCCCAATTTCTTCTCTAAATCTTCATCGCTTATGTCGGGATTCTCCCATCTGAAGTAGTCCTCTCTTGTGGCAAGGTTGTTCTCGAACTTCCACTTCCACGAATCCCTCACCTCTTGATCTGATTTCGGGAATGATACCTCCTCGAAGTCCACCGCATAATCTTCACTGAACGACTTGCCAGTGTGTACCTCTATAATTCTTCTGTCAATGGCATAGCGATCTTTCTCCCATTCCAGCCACAACGGTAACTCTGATTGCCTGGTCTCTAAATTTTCCATTTCAAGAATTTTAAGACTTATTCCAGACGGCGGATTCCCCCCGCTGTCAGCCCATCTGATTCTCAAGTGGTTGTTGATAGCTGTCTGATCAGCGAAGTTCTTCACTACCTCAATCATATCTTTTAGACTTCCGGGATTGCCAGCGAATGAGAATGACGAGCCTTCATCAAGCATCAAAATCCGATCAATTCCTAATTGGAGCTTAGAGTCGCCTGTATATCCACTAAGAACGGGCTGTCCAAAGCTGAATCTCTCTGCCAAGGCAATCTCAGTAGA